GAAGTTGAATGTGTATGAAGCATACGCACAGGCAGAAGCAAACTCAGGAGACCACGAGCCTATACTCTTCATGAAAAAGAATCGTAAGAAACCTCTAGTAGTTGTGGACGCAGAGTGGTTTGTCAAGAATTTTGGGGTTGACAAGTAGGAAGGTCACCTATATAATAGATAAGTTGTACCTAGGTAAACCCAATGGAGTATCAAGAAGATTCCGATTTTCTGATGGATGCTGTAGAAATACTTATTGACCAACTGCATACCTTAATTAATGAAGGACGCATTGATGACGCTATAGTTGTCAGTGAAAGAATTCGTGAGTTGCAGGAGATGCGATGACCGTTGTTAGTATGTTTAGTGTGCCCCTCATACATTATGAGATTGCGAATTGGCACATTGCCAAGAAGAAAATCAAAGAGGCACTACCAAACATACAAGAGTCTATGCTTGAATCTAACGGACAAGTCTACACAGACTTCTTCGATGAAGAGTTAAAGTATAAACTTCCTGATTGGAGTGATGTTGTCATTGATATCATCACTCCTTACCTACAGGATTTCACAGGAAAAACACGTGTAGAATTTACTGACATGTGGTTTCAAACTGCATTGAAAGGGATGTCACATGGTTGTCACAATCATGGTGCATCTGGATGGTCGTCAGTAATTTACTTGGATTATGATGATAAGATACATAGTCCCACTAAATTCTATTCACCATTCAACAATCCTTGGAACGGGAAACTAGAAGACTATCTACCACCAGTTAAAGAAGGTGACATGGTAATTTTTCCTGCACATATTACACACGAAGCAGAAGATAATACATCAGATGTGCCACGCACAATCATCTCATATAATATGAGAGGTAAAACTGACATAGTTAAACGCACACTCTGGGATGATGAGGGTGACCCCAAGATAATTATTAGAGAATACCGAGAGGACTGTTGATTGGAAATCGTAACCTACAAAGGTAAACTGTGTGAGAAAGAGTCAGACTTCATATGGGGTGACTATATTGAAGAGAGTGTAGTCAAAGGTCTATATCATTTCTGGCATCATCAAAATATACTTGCTCGTCATGAAGGCATGGTCTATGAGGGTGGAGATAAGTATGTTGATAAAGACTATAAGGATTCACTAGACTTACATGTCCCTGTTTCCTTACATTTACCTGAGATTCACAACTATTTGATGTCACTTCAGAAGGTATTAAATAAATATCTAGAGAGGTTTCCCTTCGCAGAGTTATCTAGATTTGAGATAGTAGAGCCACTATCTCTTCAACACTATCCTAAGGGTGGTGGTTTCAAAGAGTGGCATACAGAAAGGGCAAACTCTTCACCTGGGAATGTCTATAGACACTTAGTGTTTATGACATATTTGAATGACGTGCCTGACGGAGGCACAGAGTGGTTTCATCAAGACAAGTATGTGCCTGCTAAGAGAGGATACACTGTCATATGGCCATCAGATTGGACTCACTTCCACAGAGGTGTGGTTTCCAATACATCAGAAAAATTTATCATTACAGGGTGGTTTTCTTTCACATAGTGTGCTATAATGACAAGGTTATTCAAACCACACATGAAACCTATAGTAATCACAGAGCGATTCCCTTACCGATACATCGAAGCAGGGACTCTTGATAACGGAATGCCTGACTATCGCATTCAAAAATACAACGAATACACAGACAGATACAAAGACATGTATCTATGTGATAACGGTATGCAATTAGAGACTGCCATCGAAGACTTTGAATACACAAAGTGGTTAGACCCATCCGATGAAGTCCAAGCATATATAAAAAACAACTAACTTTCTTACTATGTCCTGCCAAAATTTTGATAAAGCTGTCCACTATGCAAAGGCAGCATTCCAAGACGCTTTGGAAACTGAAGAGTTGAAAGATGAAACACTAAGTCTACTCTTCCATTACTATCAAGGACTAAAATCAATTAGAGACGAGATGCCTAAGCATGAGCATGAGAAAGAGGAGGCTGGACCTATCTTTTTAAGCGATGGTATTGGCACATATTCAACAAACTATACTGGTGATAATGGTATGATGTTTACACCTGACGTAAACATGGAAGATTATATACAATTCAATGATGACATGGGAGAGACATTAGAATAAGTTATATTACTTAAAAGAAAAACGAAAGACAGTCACGAAAGTGTCACACACCCCTTGACAAAGTTTACAATTTGATATATAGTATATACATTGTTACATAACTTAACACAATGACTACTGTAACCGAATCAGGTGGAAGACAAAACATGTATCCGACTGAGCCAGTTCCTTATCTTGATGAATCATATGAGGGATACGGTCCTAACGCTGAGAAAATCAACGGAAGACTCGCTATGCTCGGTTTTACTACAGGACTTATATCATACATTGCCACAGGCAGTTTCTTTTTCTTTGGCATCTTAGGATTCTAAAGACACATTTATTCAATTTATCTAGGACACAATCATGACACCAGAAGCAGAAAGATTTAACGGTTGGGCAGCAATGCTTGGCTTCGTAGCAGCAGTTGGCGCATACGCTACAACAGGACAACTTATCCCAGGCATATTCTAATGTCTGATAAAGAATCAAAAGTAGTTGCAGAAAAACTTAACGGTAGACTAGCAATGCTAGGTATCATCGCAGGTTTAGGTGCTTACTTAACAACAGGACAAATCATCCCAGGTTTTGTTTAATGGGATTAGAGGCAGACTATAATACTTGGGTCAACACTATACTGTTTCCGTTTATGCCAGTCATAACGGTATTCTTTGTTAGTTTTTTGATGCTTGGTGATTTGCCATTTAATGACGACGATGATGATGACGATGGAGGTGGCGGAGTCATGAGTCCAGTATATAACTACCTCCCACAAGGCACATAAGTATAAATACTCATGATAGAGTTGTCATTACTATTACTCAACACAAACCTTCCTCGAGACCTTCTCGAGTTTGGTTTTTTTCTTACTGTAGGAATTTCAGCAGGAGCAGCAGGACTACTATGAAGACTTACTTAATCAGCGTATCACTCTTTGGTGCAGTGGTAGCAGCAGTAGCAATAGCACCAACAATCGCTTACGCAATTTAAAACAATGAAACGTATACCAATTAAAACTGTGCCATGGATATTCCTATGTGCAGTAAGTTTAAGCACAACTCTCGCAACAGTATCTGTTTAACTATATAAAAGTAGTTGACAGAGGTTATCGTGGAGCAGGAAAGGTTTGCTCTTCTTGGACTAATGAAAGGGCAGTGGATTACACTTAAAAAGTATTCCAACAAGACCAAACATAAAGCAGCATTCCTCGAGAATGTCTGTCACATAGCGCAAAAACATCTTGGGTCTCAATTCGAGACCTTTAAGGTTGTACCCATGAATAAAAAACCAGAGCAATACACATGAATGACGTCACAATATTCGTATACCTAACATTTTTCATAGGTATATTTGGTATGACCTTTGCTTTTATGTGGAAGATGATGTCTTCTACGTTGAGAGACTTTGACAAACCACCAGTAAAGAGTTATAATGACGCAATGAGAGCTTATAAAACACATCCAGAAATGGAAGATGTTAACGAGCCACTTTTAGTATTCAAACAATTACCTGATGAAGATTTATAACTTCAAGTGTGAGACTTATACACCCTTCGCTCCTTACTGGGATTACTTTGTAGGGGAGAAGATATCGAAGTTAGATTATTCTGATTTAAAGGAAGAGATTTTAAATAAAGAGCAAGATATAATATCTAAGTTTAAATATGAGAATGACTGGGGCACTGGACTTGGTAAACAGAGTCTAACTGCTAGGTCTAATCGTTATAACTTATTAAATTTTGAGAATGCAGGAGGACTAAGGACAGAGATACGTTACTTACATGACGAGTTTCTAAAGTCATTAGACCTTGAGTATAAAGGTAAGATATATGTCCAGTGTTGGGCAAACGTCATGCGTAAGAATCAGAAAATTAAAGTCCACTGTCATGGTTTCGGACCGTATCAACATCTAAGTGGACACCTATGCATCCAAGTCAACGAAGATTTATATCCAACCTCAACTAATTACTACAATCCATACGGAGTCAAGCCATGGTCTTCTCCGAATGCTACTAACAAGATAACTATCTTCCCAACATGGTTGAAGCATGGCACTGATAGACATCTAGATGATGTAGAAAGAATCACAATAGCATTTGACATTATGGATGACCGTGGTTATAATATGGATGTTAAAGATGACATGAAACCTCATTGGGTAGAGCTATGATTCCTGAGTATAGAATGGACGATGGCATGACAGAGCAGAGAAAACTTGCTCTTTTGTGTTTGATTCATCACAATATCAGTATAAATAAATCAGCGTATGAGTTTTGTGACCACGTGGTTACAGAAGGATATCTCAATAATATAGAAACAAATGAAGAAGGAATGCAACGTCACGGTGGTGACATTGTAAGTTTCGCATCCGAAAAACTCATGAAGCATTACCATAAATGGCAAGACACTCATGATAACAAACAAAAAAGCAATCAAAAAAATTATTAAAAACCCACACCTATGGACAGCAGCAGACATAGCTTATGCTAAAATGGAGCAGAGGTTGAGGAAGAAAAAGAAATGAATGTAGTCATAGTAGGTGGTGGCACAGCAGGATGGATGACAACTGCTGCTCTTTGTAAGACATTTGGTGACTGGGATATAACTATCATAGAAGGTGGCGAGTCTATTGGTGTGGGAGAATCTACAACACCACACATCAATCAGTATCTAAAGTATATGGAGATTGATGACGAGACATTTCTAAGAGAAGCAAGAGCA